CCCTCGCTGCAACTTGTTCTCACAAGGCGAACAGTATCTCTTTGGCGTAAAGCTTCAGGCAGAAATAGGCGAATATATGTTTGACGAATTACTTAGAGAAGCAAAGACTACACAGAAGTATAGCAAGTCAGATCTAGAATATTTAATAGATTACTACAAAAAGAAACTAAAAAATTTGATATGATTACTGAAACAGATGTAACAGAATATGCAAAGTACTATTATGCAGTTCGAACTCAACTTAATATAACTCCTTTGAGCTTCAAAGAATGGAAAAGAATACGTTAAAAACTGTAAATTCACTAAGCGGCGGCAAAACATCTAGCTATATAGCTGCTAACTATCCTGCAGACTACAATATATTTGCTCTAGTAAGAACAAATGATAAGAACTGTATATTTCCTGACAAAAAGATAAGGCAGATTGTTTCAGATAAGATAAAACAAGAGTTCATAGGTACGCTAGAGATGGATGCAATAGTATACACTATGCTTGATTTAGAACAATACATTGGTAAAGAGATTATATGGGTTACAGGCAGAACATTTGAGGACATTATAACAAAAGGACATGGTAAAGTAGCGCTACCTACACCTATAAGAAGGTTTTGTACAGTAGAAATGAAGATAGAGCCTATTTTTAACTATTGGTACGAACATATTAACGAGATAGTAGAAACTAGAATAGGTTTTAGAGCAAATGAAACAAAAAGAGCAAAGACAATGATGAATAGATGTGCTCAAACAGGTGGCGTAATGACTTTTAAGACTATAGTAGGTAAATCAAAGAACGGAAACAGAAACAAATGGGCAGATATACCTTATCAGATACCTGCTTTTCCTTTAATAAATGATGTTATATACAAAGATAAGATAGAAAACTTCTGGAAAGATAAGCCTGTTAGATTTGCATATATGAATAACTGTGTAGGTTGTATGCACAGAAGCCCTGTTTTACTAAAACACATGGATAATAAAGAGCCTAACAAAATACAATGGTTTATAGATCAAGAAGAAAGAGCCATGAAATCCTACAAAAATAATCAATGGAAAGAAGGTATCACTTATCAACAAATAAGAAATAGCCTAACACAGATGAAGCTATTTGATGACGACTTCAATGAATGCGACACAGGCTATTGCGGCCTTTAACAATCCTTTGTTAACAACTTTTCACTAAATTTATTGCATATTAAAATCTTTTGTATAGTATTGTACATGCTTACAAGAGAGCTTATTAATGAGTTAAAGGCAATAGCTAGTAACTTTATACCTGCTAAGGATCTTGACGACTTAACACAGATAGTTTTTGAGCAACTACTAACTATGAATAGTGAAAAACTACAATCGCTAATAGACAAAGGGGATATACACAGATATTTTAACAGAATGTGTAAGCTTAACTACTATTCTAAGAACAGTAGGTATTATTACACATACAACAAAGAATACGAACATGTAAGCTATCGTACACAAGCTTATGAGAAACGAATTACAGATAATGTATATATTAATAGTGATAGTGAGCTGATAGACAACATCTTACAAGAACTATATTGGTACGATAGAGAGTTATTCAGATTATATGTACTAGGCGATGACGAGAACGATAGCTATTCTTACACTACTCTAGCAAAAAAAACAGGCATTAGTAGGATATCTATATATTATACTATTAGAAATGTAAAAAAATACATTAGAAAACGATTAGATGAACTAAGAGATGATATATAAAGAATTAGCTAGATACGCAGAATACGATATACCTTTTATAGAGATATACAACGAGTTCGGAAATATAGAGTATGTTTTGAACTTATCAGAAATGCAAATCGAAGATGTAGATATTGCTTACTACGATGACGGAACGCCTTACGGCATTATAAAACTACATAGAGATGAACAAACCGAGTATAATAAGAAAGATATATAACTATATCATAGCATTAGTCAAAAGATCGGCTAGCGGATATGAAAACACTAGCCAGAAGGTGTATTGGAAACGAATATCTATCTGCAACTATTGCGAAAACTTAGATAAGCAGCACATGGAATGCACAGTATGCGGCTGCCCTGTATTAACAAAAACAAAATGGGCTTCAGAAAGCTGCCCTATAAACAAATGGTAGAATTTATTAAACACTTAACAGGCGCTTGCGGCGAGCCACATTTGAATATATGGCATTTGCTTTGCGGTACGCCTTTTGCTAGTTACATATATTACAAATGGAAGTTACACAAGAACAAAAGCAACAAGCTATAGATTTATACGAGCTTTGTAAGAACGGCAAAGCGCCTAGTACAGAAATAAAGAAAAAACTGATTGATTTGTACAATGAAGTACATAAAACTAGATACAGAAATACAACAAACTGCGGATCATGCCTAAAGACTGTGTTTAACGGCATAAAAAGACTTGCAGTATACGGAAAGATATAAAAACCGAGATAATCGCTTAAATCGCTTAAAAATGGCTAAAAAACGCAAGTTACCGACATATTATGAAGGCAAGTATAAGAAGATACGAGCACATGAAGTTATTGCAGACTATAATCTTACCTATAATCTAGGTACTGCAGTTACATATTTACTACGAGCTGGAAAGAAACCTGACAACCCTGTTACACAAGACATTAAAAAGGCAATAGATCACTTAAACTTTGAGCTAGAAAAGCTCAGATTAGAAGATGAATCATCATTATTAACAAAAATCAACATAAAGTATTTCAATGAAAACACAGATAGTACCGATTAGTAAGGTAAAACCGAACGCAGATAACCCTAGACTAATAAAAAACATAAAATTCAAGAAGCTAGTAGCATCTATAGAAGAGCTACCTAGTATGCTTAAGCTTAGGCCTATAGTAGTAGACGATAACTACACTATACTAGGCGGAAACATGAGATATAAGGCCTGTATAGAAGCAGGACTTAAAGAAATACCTATAATAGTAGCTAGCGAATTATCAGAAGATGACAAAAAAGCTTTCATAATCAAAGATAATGTTAGTTTTGGCGAATGGGATTGGGAAGTACTAGGTAATGAGTACACTTTTGAAGAGTTAGATACATGGGCTATGGACTTACCTAGCGATATGTTTAGAGAAGATGTAGATTATTCGCTACTAGATGAAGAGGACTTCGAAGAAGAACTTGATAACATGGAAGGCGATGTAAGAAGAGGCATACAAGTTCCTTTTGAAGCAGAAGATTACGAAGAGGCAAAAGAGTTATACAAGTATTTCGTTGATGAAGGCCACTATGTAGGCGGTATGATAATAGAATTTCTGAAAGAACAACGCAAAAACTTAGCATTATGATAAAACTAGAGTTAAAACAAGTAGAACATAGCGTAAAAGTAGGCGATCTATGCGAATACAAAGAGCCTAACATACTAGAAGATACGTTATTTATGTATGAAGGCGAGCCTGTAGGCTTCTTTATTAAGCAAATTGAAGGTAAGCTCAAACAATTCGTAGAAATAGCTAATAATGAGTTCAGAAGTGAGCGAGTACCTAAAAGCACTATGGTAAGAGCTAGCGGCGTAGAACAATATAGTACAATAATAGGATCTGTACCGCCAAAACCTCATTTATCTAGGCCATATCCATCTATATCGTCTGTACATAATACAAAAAGCGCTAGAACATTCATAAAAGCTATGTTAGCAACTTGTAGAGAGGCCGAAGCACTACTACAAGACATAATACCTAAGCAGTATGATAATCAAGTTAAGCTAATAGAAGAGTATGTACCTAAAAAGTATCGTTTCGGCAAATGTTTTACTAGCAGCATTAACAACTACAATATATCTGCGCCCTTTCATAGAGATACTGCAAACATAAAAGGCTGCGTAAATGTCATAATCAATAAGAAGCAAGACGCTATAGGCGGCGACTTACATGTACCTGACTATAACGCTACTATGGACGGAACTGATAACAGTCTATTAGTATATCCAGCTTGGCGTAATGTACATGGCGTAACACCTATAACGCCTACAAAGCCGAAAGGCTACAGAAATAGTCTTGTGTTCTATCCGTTAGCAAGTTTTAAGGGCAAAAAATGAGACAAATGAAACACAATAAAAAGGAAACAATATTAATAGCACTAGAGAAAGCCTTAGGCGTCGTTACTACTGCATGTCAAAAATCAAATGTTAGTAGAGCTACTTTCTACAGGTGGCTCAATGATGACAAAGAGTTCGCAGATGAGGTAAAAGCTATACAAGATGTAGCGCTAGACTTCGCAGAAAGCAAGTTATTCGAACAGATACAGGACGGCAGTACTGCGGCTACTATATTCTATCTTAAGACAAAAGGAAAGCGTAGAGGCTATATAGAACGACAAGAGCTGGAACATACAGGTGGCGACAAGCCTGTAAACATCAAGCTAGTTATAGATGAAGATAGCAACACTAACGACTAAGCAAGGCGAGGCCATAAAGTATCTAACAGATGATGTTACTACAGAAGTCTTGTACGGCGGTGCAGCAGGTGGCGGCAAAAGCTACTTAGGCTGCGCTTGGATAATATGGCTATGTATACAGTATGATGATATACGCTGCTTGATAGGCAGAAGTAAGCTAACTGCATTAAAGACTACAACACTTAACACATTCTTTGAAGTATGCAAGTCTTGGAATATAGAAGCTAATACACATTACAAGTACAACGCAGCTACTAACATTATAACATTCTTTAACGGCTCAGAAGTAATACTAAGAGATCTTTTTCAATATCCTAGTGATAGAAATTTTGATAGCTTAGGATCACTAGAGTTAACTGCTGCATTTATTGATGAGTGCTCACAGATAACAGAAAAAGCAAAGCAGATAGTAGCTAGTAGAATAAGATACAAGCTAGATAATAACAATCTTATGCCTAAGTTACTACTTACATGCAATCCTAGTAAAGAATGGGTATATAGTAGCTTCTACAAACCTTACAAAGAGAACACACTACCTCAACACAGAAAGTTCATACAATCATTAGTCGACGATAACAAGCATATTAGTAGGCATTACAAAGATCAGCTCGATACATTAGATTATGTAAGCAAGCAAAGGCTACTATACGGATCATGGGAGTATGACGATAGCGACGATAAGCTAATAAACTATGACGCAATACTAAACACATTTAGCAACGATAGCATAAGTACAGGACAAGCTTACATAACTGCAGATATTGCTAGATACGGTAAAGATAAGACTGTTATAGTGTATTGGAGTGGCTTAAGAGCAGAACAGTTCATAACTATGAGTACTAATAGCGTTACTGAAGCTGCAGATAAGATTAGCCAGCTACAACGCAGATATAATGTACCTCTTAATCATATTTGTGTAGATGAGGACGGCATAGGTGGTGGTGTTAAGGACATATTGCGCTGCAAAGGTTTTGTGAACAACAGTAAGCCTATAAGAAACGAAAACTACGCTAATCTGAAAACACAATGTTACTATACATTAGCCGACAAGATCAATAAGCTTGAGATATATATACGCGCAGAGCAAATAACGCAAAAGAACGCAATTTTAGACGAATTAGAGCAAGTTCGGCGTAAGAACTATGACAAAGATACAAAACTGCAAATAATCGCAAAAGACGACGTTAAAACGGCTTTAGGGCGTTCGCCTGATTACGCAGACGCTATAATGATGAGAATGATATACGAGTTAAGAGGTACAGGAAAGTACTATGTACAGTAAAAAGAAAGCGGCCTAAGATTATCTGTATAGATATTATCAAAGGCCACTTACAACGAGAAAGCACGAAAATACATAATAAGAATTTATATATATTACATTGATGAATTTAGTTGTCAACAAAAACAAGTACTACATACCGAAGAGCTGGAACGAAGTATCACTAGATAGGTATATAGAGTTTATGTCTACACATAACAAAGAAGCATCAAGCGCAGAACAAGAGCTGCATTTGTTAACTACCATAACAGGCGCGCCTTACGAGTATGTTGCAGATATGAAGCGTAGCGATTTGAGCAAAGCACTAGACAGGCTAACTGTATTAATGCAAGACGAAACAGACGAAACTCTTGTTCTTACATTTGAGATAGGCGAAGTAGAGTACGGCTTTCATCCTAATCTGAGCGATATGAAGCTAAAGGAGTTCGTAGATCTTGACAACAAGTTATCAGATGTTTGGCCTAATATGGCTTTCATAATGGCTATACTGTATAGGCCTATAGTAAAACACACAGGCGATAAATACAAGATAGAGGAGTACGACTATGTAAGCGCTAACAAAAGAGCTGCAATATTTAGAGATGAGTTAAGCGTAGCTCTTGTAAACGCTGCGGCAAGTTTTTTTTTGACTATCGCAGCAGACTATATGAAGATTATGCAAGCTTATTCCAAACTAAACAGAAAACAGAAGAGAAAGGCATCAAGACTGATGAAGAGCTCTTTCAAGAGAAATACGGATGGTACGGCGTAATATATAGCTTAGCTAATGGCGACATACTAAGGTTTGATGAAGTAACAAATTTATCAGTTAATGAGTGCTTTAACTTTTTAGCTTATACAACAGATATGAACAGAATACAAAACAGAAAAAATGCTAGCAAATAACGGATATACATATAAGAATGTAACACTAGACAACCTGTATACTGCTTTACGAAGAGCAGGACAGTTAAACACACAAATAGCAGACATAACAGTCGGAGATATATTTGAGGTTGATCTTAACGAAACTACATACCCTCTTATGCACATAGCTACAGAAAGCGCGGTATACGATACAGGCAATCTAACCTATAACTTCCAGATCATAGTTATGGATCTTGTTAGTAAAGATGAAAGTAACGAGGAACAAGTGCTAAGCGATATGCTACAAGTGATAGGCGATGTTATAAGCCATGTTAAGAACTCAGATCTTATAACTACTATGACAGATTATAGAAATAATGTAAGAATACAAGATAATGTGACTTGCGAGCCATTTACAGAAAGATTTGACAATGAAGTAACAGGTTGGACGGCCAACATCGGAATTGAAGTATTCTTCGATAGCTCAGCATGCACAGGAAGCGTATAACCGACTGCGAAGCAACACAAATAAGAATTTAGTATATAATATAATAAGATATTTAGTAATAATAATAATATAATAGCTTTATATGGCAACAACAGTAACAAGCGCTACACTTAGCGTACAGATTAAAGAAGAGATAACACTTAACGGAACTGCATACGATCAGACTATAACAAAGTCGCTAACAGGCGTAGGAAATGTATCAAAGAGAATATTTACTATACCTGCTAACACATCTGTAACACTAGCAACATTCATATCAACAGTAACAGACAATCAGTTTGATGTAGAAGATGTTAAGTACATAAGAGTGACTAACTTAGACGATACTAATGTGCTACTACTAACAAAAGCGTTCAGTGCAACATCTGCAGTAACAGAACTGAAAGCAACATCTAGTGTAGTATACTTTACACCTAACGGAAAAGGCGCTACAAGTAAGGCTGCTATAACTTCTACTGACGATATTGAAACTCTTTTTGTACACAATCCGCACGCTGGCGACGCACTAGATTGTGAGGTGTTTATAGCTACTGCATAATGAAAACAAAGCATGTAAGGAAAGTTTTTGACATCTTCGGCACGAAGGTAGTAGAAACTGCAAGAGGCATTCTTAACGCTAAAGGCAAGAATTCTAGCGGTAAACTAAGCTCAAGTTTAGGATATAGTCTTAAAGTCAAAGAAGGCAGGCTTGACTTACGCTTTTTAGGCGCTGGATATGCGTCTATAGTAGATGAAGGTATAAAAGGTAGTAAAAGTAGCGCAAAAGCGCCGAAAAGTCGTTTTTCGTATACATCAAAGCAGCCTCCGTCAGGAGTTATAGACAAGTGGGTAGTAAGAAAAGGACTAAGGAAAGCTAGAGATAGTCAAGGTAGGTTTATACCGCGTAAAAGTCTAGTTTTCCTAATAGCTAGAAGTATAAAGCTATTCGGAATAAGGCCTAGTAACTTTTTTTCAGACGCTATCAATCAAGGGCTACGAGGTTTGCCTAGAAAGTTCGCAGACGCTTACGCACGCGACGCAGCACAATTTATAAGAACAGTAACACAAGAACTATGAGTGTACAGATAAGATCTAACTACGGAAATATAGATACAGGTAAACTAATACCTGCATATAGTGATATTGTAGCGTATGCAGAAGGCATACCAGCTAATATTTTAGCTAATAGCTTTAATGTTAAGTATATATGCAAAGTATTCATTGACGGCGTTGTAGTAGCTACATTGAAAGCGCCGCCTAACTCTACTATCAATAATAAGGCGTTATTTAGAGTACAAAGCATATTACAAGATCATACAGAAACCGACAAAAGAAACTTTAATAACGACAACGCTAGTAGTACATTTGAAGGTGTAGCATTAAAGCCACACTCTATACATCAGATAGACAGATTTGCAAGAAATAGAGCTAACTACAGAAGAGTTAATTTACAAGGCGGCTACGAGTACGCTGCAACACTAGGCGGCGATCTGATAGAGAATATAAGTATCTTTAGCTTAGAGTTCTTTATATGGAATGCAGTATATCAGCATAATCAAGGTGTAGATGTTGTAACGCCTAACGAACATGTATTAGATAGTGTTAACAGTAAATTTTTAACATTATTTCCTAACCTTTTCGCTAGCACAAATGTATTTTTATCATCTATGCAAAAGATACAACTAAATCAATATCATACTTTAGCTTTTTTTAACGGAAAAGTATACGGAAATGATGACGACGCAGATAGTGATGTTGCAAAGATACGAGTAATAACATACGATAGCTCAAATGCAGTATTATCAACTACAGATATAGACAATACTGCAGATAATGGCGGATTTGGTGGCATTCTAGATAAGTCAGAAACAAAGTTATTATACTGCGGTGTAGGTACAGGTAACTTATCTAATATAGGTGTATCATTCACTAATGTAGCATACTATAATGTGCATGCTAGAAACTCTAGCGATACACAAATAAGTGCAGTTTATTATTTTAGAATATTAGACGCAGATTGTAGAGGATATGAAACTATAAGGCTTGCATTTCTTAACAGTAAAGGCGCATACGATTATTATAACTTCACAAAGAAGTCAGTACGCAAGCAACAGATAGCTAGAAGCCCTATTAAGAAAAACTACGGCTATACATTAGATCAAGGCGCGTTCGCAGATCAATTCAATCTACCTATATACGAACAAGGCACATACGACGGAGGTACCAGAACTTACAATGTGAACGCTATTGAGATAATAGAAGCTAATACTGACTTTATACTAGAGGAAGAAGCAGCAATACTAGAAGAGTTATTTTATAGCGCAGATGTATATATGCAGAACGGCGAAAGATTTGAGCCTGTAGTTATAAGCGAAACTGAATACATAAAACAAACATCTTCTAACGATAAGCTAATACAATATGTTATAGCTATAGAGAAAGGCCATAACACAAGGGTACAAAGATTATGACAAGATTAGTAGTATTAGATCAACAAAATAATCAAGAGTTTGAGCTTGACATGTACGGTACAGAGAATGTTAATGTTACATTACAAGTAGATGATGTTCGTAATATAGAAAGCAAACAAGCTAGCTATAGTAAGAGCTTTAATATTCCTGCTACAAAAAACAATAACAAGTTCTTTGAATCATACTATAATGTAGATAGCTACTTTAACACATTCTCAGTATACAAGAATGTAAAAGCTTTTCTGTTTGTTGACGAGATACTAATTCTAGAGGGCTTTATGCGACTAGAAAACGCCTTAGAAAGTAATACTGAGATAAGCTATAGTATAGTGCTATTTAATGATGTAGCTAACATTATCGAAACGCTAGGCGATGATACAATAGCAAATCTTGACTTTAAAGATATAGAGCACACATTTGGCGCTACTAATATAGTAGCCTCATGGAGTGGTAACACAATACTAGACGCAGGCGGTACTACAGATAATGTCTTTTATCCTCTTATCAACGACGGAAACATATATACAGATCAAGACAATCTATTTCTATCACACAGAAGAAACTTTATTATGAACTTGAAGCTAAAATATGTTCTAGATAAGATATTTGAACACGCAGGTTTTTCATACACAAGTACTTTCTTTGATAGTAGCTTATTCAATGACATTTACTTTGACATAGGCATGAGAGTTGAAGGCGTTACTAGTGATTTCACTAATGCTAATATAATCGCAGATACAGGCGAGGGCTCTG